TATCGGGCATCGTATTTTGAATTAATTTAATATTTGCACCATTACGAATATAAGTACTGATAATCCATAAAGTATTATCAACCGAGCCACCATCTACGATTACAATCTCATCAGGATTTACATATTCAAGTAGCCAGTTCAAACATTCGGCTATATGCCTGCTTTCATTCTGGCATATTATTGAAATGGAAATGGTTTGCATAATTGCCTCAATTCCTCCTCGGTATATAATGTCTTAAAATAATTTCTACCTGCCTGTTCTTTTATAGTCGCTTCACTACCTTTAGTTTTTCTTGTTGCCCCTTCTAAATGTGTGGCTTTAGCTTCCGGCCAGTATAAGACTTTTAATCCTGCCTTTATTGCCTTAAAACAAAAATCTAAATCCTCATAGGCAAGAAAAAAATCCTCATTAAAATATCCTATTTTTTCTATAATATTTCTTTTAAATCCCATCAATGCTCCGGTTACCGGACAGTAAATTGGCACATCGCCACCTTGAGGTTTCCCATGAAAATAATGCATAAACATATAATTAGTAATATAATGAACTCCTGCATGCTGTACTCTACCATCAGGATAAAATAATTTTGCACCCACAATATCTGCATAATTTTCCAGAGCAAAAATCATTTTCTCTAAACAATTATCTTGAATAAATACATCACTATTTATTATAAAAATGTAATCATATATCGATGATTTAATCCCAGTATTTACAGCAGCACCAAATCCTTTATTGTCTTTATGATGGATAATTCTGCAATTACCATAATCATTGCCAAGTCCATAATCATCATCTATAATAATTATTTCTTTATCTAATTTGCAGTTTTCATTTATGCTATCTATGCATTTTTTAATTAAATCTTCCTGGCCATAAGTCGGGATTATAATATTAACTTTTCTGGACGTATCAATTTTAAATTCATTCATAGTATCAATTTCAACATCATTTTTTATAAATAGATTAGGGTCTCTTTTTCGTTCTACAAATATTCTTCTGTTTTTTTTAAGACTGTTTATCGGACTTATTCCAATTTCTTTGAATGTCATATGTCCGTAGTGGTGAACATAAGCACCGCAAGTCCAATAACTTGGATACCCTAATCGTTCAGCTCTCCACTCCAGGTCTATTTCTTCACTATTGCCTATACCATATCTTTTGTAGTCAAATCCCCCAATTTTATCCAGTATCTCTTTTTTAGTAAGCATGCAAAAACCGCAAACTTCAGTCTGTACATATCCTTCCTTTAGACTATCCGCATAAGCTAATATCTCTGTCTCGCTCATAGAAAATCTATTTGGAGCTAAACTTAAAACGCATTGTTTGCCACCTGAATAGCAAGTTGTTGGAGAAGTAAACCCGCAGTTTTTATTAACTTCAAAGCATTTCTGCAATTTATATAACCAGTCAGGAGTAACCAGAGTATCGGAATTTAAAAAACAGATATAATCATACTTAGCAACTCCAATGCCTTGATTGCATCCATATCCAAAACCTTTATTTCCGCTATTAGTTATAACCTTTAAATCAAACTGGGCCAGTTCAGTTAATTCAAATATATACTTTTTGGTTTCACTATTAGAACCATTGTCTATAATTATAATTTCGTAATTGTTTGTATATTTGACAATAGTCTCAAGACATAGTTTTAAATATTCCAGGCAATTACAAACTGGAATTATAATTGATGTAGACTCACTTTTCTCAATAGGTTCATATATGGAATTTTTAATCCCCAGTATTACTCGCATTTCAGGATAATGTGCAATTCCAGCGTTAATCCAGCGCAATGCAAGATTATCATTTATTTCAACTGTATCGCCAGCTTTTTTTCTGTCAGGATAAATATTCCTATTAACGTTTAAAATTATCTTCATTTATTTTTTCTTTTTTGATTTGCTGGTTTTAGGCTTCCAAGTTGGTTTAATAGTTTTAATTATTTCCTCTGTAACTTCTTCATTAAGTTTCTTAATTAAATCTATTTCTACTTCTGGTTTTACTATTTTTGTTTCTACTTTTATTACTGGTTTTACTGCTGGTTTTACTTCTGTTACTGCTGGCTTTACTTCTTCTTTTACAATATGAGCAATACCCTTGTTAATCATTCGTTGTGCTTTATTTAATGGTTCATCAACAATTTTGCCAGTTGCATTAATTTGTATTTTCATATTACCTCTTTCAATATGGTGCGGAATTTCACCGCACCGATTATAGAATGACTTTTATAGTCCAGTTACTTTTGCAAAAGCTTCAGGTCTCAGTACATTAAATGCTTTCCAAACTATAGCTCTAATTGCAACCATATCCCTCTCTGCTAAGTTCAACAGAGTTCCATCATTTAAGGTAATAGTAGCTTCAGTCAACATTTTAAATATAATAGCCTGGTCATTACCTTTATATGCCTGATTCCAATCACCTACAATTATTTCCTTTCCAGCAGGACTACCAGTATCTATCATATTGCCGGAAAATCGGATTGGAAGTCCATACAATGTTGCAGGATTTGTTGCATTACCAGGTTGGAATATAAGCTGACCCTGCATGTCTCTTAAATTTCTAAGAGATGCTTTTAAGCTAATTGGAGCAGCCCATCCATTAGGTTCATATTCTGCTTCTTCAACAGCACCCATTATATTTGACAAGTCAACAAGCAAATCCTCACCTTTTGGATAAGTTATTATATTTGCTGCTGGTATACTTTCACTAATTGTGTTTGCCCAGGGGCCTGCAACATAACCCAAGAATGACTGGTCAACCAGTTTTGTTATTGCTTTTACAATAGCATTTTCAATCAATGTTGTTGTATTAGCATTAGCAAACTTAACCCAGTCTTCACTGAACGGAATTATTGTAGCGATTTCCTGTAATTCCATTTTGAAGTTACCGAACTTAATTTTGGATTTACTTTTCTTTAATGCCTCTGTTACAAAGTAAGCTGTTGCATCTTCAGTAATAGTATTTACATTCTCTACTTTATGATTCATTGGCCATACATTTAAGAATGGCTCGCAAACCGACTTACTTTCAACCAGTTGCAATATTTCAGCGGAAAATCCTTCAGTTACCAGCTGACCGCCTTCATCAGTATTTGTTATATTTTGGTAATTTAAATCTGTCATTTTTATCCTCTTCCTTCAATTTAGGATAACTTATCAGTCTTCCCCTGTATAAAATCACCCAATTGTTCTTTAGGGGTTTTCTTGATAGTACTATCCTGCTTTTTAAAATTGCCATCAGAAGGATTCACTGTGCCTGAAGAAATTAGATAAGGTTTATCTTTAATGAGTTTATCAACAATCTTTCCGATAACCTTGTCATTTATTTCTTCCTCGCTTTCAAGCTCTTTATTTACCAACATTGAAACTACATCAATATCAACAAAGTTCTTGCCTGATATAGATTTAAGGATTAGATTATCAGTCTTTGCTTGATTAGTATTGACTTCATTGTCAACAAGTTTCTTTTCAAGTTCGATAATTCTCTTATCCTTTTTCTCAGTATCAGTCAGTTTCTCTGCTTCAAGAGCGTCAAGCTTAGCTTTTGTGTCTTCGTATTCCTTCTTTAGCGCTGCCTTACCTACTCTATAACTCTTGGCTTCTGCTTTGAGTTTTTTGATATAATCGGCAGTATTGATTTTTGACTCATCTGAGTCATCGATGTCTTTTTCATCATCGTCTGTTACAACATCTGTTATAACTTTTTTGTCTTCAACCATTTTAATTACTCCTTGTTCCTGCAAATAAAAGGAGCGTGAAAACTACACGCTCCTTCTAATTGCTATTATGATAAAATCTTTTAAATATTTAAGAAATTATTTTTAATTGTTTTTTAAGTTCAATTATTTCTTTCTTTAATTTATTATTTTCTTCCATTAATTCAAAATACTTTTTACTATGTTTACCTGAATTTATTAATTGCAAATTTTCTAATCTATTATCATTCTTGATTCCATTTTTGTGATGAATATATTCAGTAGATTTCAAATATCTACCAAGATATTTCTCCATCACTAAACGGTGTTCTCTAATATAATTTCTTGTAGCATTTGGATGAGTTGGATTATAAATTAAAACATATCCAAAATCAGTTATCTTTCTGCCACCCTTCCAACTCCAATGATTTGAATCTTTTGGCATTTTCCTGGAATCATTATTATAAAGATAATGATTTTTACCGCCAATACCTTTTGCAAAACATTTCCTATTACAAAATTGGTGTTTTACTCTTTTAGCAAAATATGCTTTTCTTTCAAATATCTTTTTACAATAATCACATTCACATATTGCAATTTTGTTTATTCTTGCTTTTTTAACTTCATTAACTTTTAAAATCATTTTAACCTCCGCATAGGTTTGGGGAGTGATGCGGCACTCCCCTATTTATTATATAATAATTATATCAAATTATCCTGCTTTATGGAATTGACCGTGATGTTCTTTGCAATGTTTTTCTGCATCATCGGCGTCCCATTTACTTATGGGATATCTATAAGCCTGTGTAGTGGTAGTTTTCTGTCCTTTTAACCTACCAATTATTATTGAAAGTTTACCCTGCGCTATTCTACGGAAACTATTGTTTTCAAATAAGCCAGGACTTTTCAAGCGACAGGAATGTTCATTTGGAAATGGCATTGTTAATCACCTCTTTATGCTGCCTTTTTATAAACATCTAAAAGCCATGTTTGATACTGTGGGTACTTATCAGGATTATCCATAAAGTCTATCCACGATGAGGTAAAGGCTTCCACACTCATTACCTTTGCAAGTGTACTGCACCTACACGAAGGATGTCCTGGTGGATATCCAACATCATTAACATCTTCTCCGTTATTATCAAGACAATCATCACAAGCCCCTGCACCGGCCAGCCAAGTTTCACCACTAACTCCAGGATTAGCTTTATTCGATAATCTATCCCCTTCGTTAAATGCTTCACTTGTCGATGTCCTAAGTAGTCTTGAAGCCTCATAACCTACTTTCCTACCGTGCAATGCTGTCAATTTAGCCGGAGTATATTCAGGATTAAGTAGATTTTCTAAAGCCGATAGTGTTACCTTATCACTTGCAGCCCCACCTGATATAATATTCTGCATTACTATTCGTTCAATTTCTTGCTTAGTACGCCTATCGAGTAACCAAACTCTATCAGATAATTTTAATCCGTCAGTCCATATTCTGTTATAAACTGCCTTAACTGCATTGTTTGAAACCTTACTTAATATCCTGGTTAAATTAAGTTTAATACCTTCACTGGCAAGACTTGACTGATACTTTGCCATTATAAGAGCATTTACTTCTTTGCCTAAGTTTGCGGAGTCAATTAAACTTTTATCGAGTATTCCCTTAAAGCCATCGGAAAGTCTGCTTGCTTCGATTAGTAGAGATTTTATTCTTATCTTAGCTGCTGCATAAGTTAAACCTTTTTTGTTTATAATAAGTTCTGCACGTTCTTTAATTTCTGCTGCGGCCTGGATATAAAGTCGTGCAAGTTCTTTATTTTGAATGTCAGTTAATTTGATAAAGTCGGTTCTATGTTTTGCTAAGTATTTTGCATATTCATTACTCATTCTTCTTCAGGCTCTTTTTTTATTTGGTCAGTATTCATCACTTTATCGTACTGCATTTTCTCTGCCATTATTTTTGCTATTTCTTCCTGAGCATTCTCTATCCCTAAATTATTCATTTCAGTTTCAACTGCACTAAGTCCGACTGTAAGTTTCTGTACTGCTATTTGTACTTCTTCCAGTTCATTAGCCGGCATTGGCATATGTATAATTATCTCAATGTTTAAGTCTTCCGGTATGTCATAGCCTTCATAAATTTGTTTGAGTTTTAAAGTACCCATATAGATTTCAGCTAACTTTGATTTCCAAACCGTATTTTTCCTATTTGTTTTAGAGATTATCGTTGCAAAAAGTAACTTTAATGCAATACCTGACAATGCAGGAAGTCCTGTTACTGTTTCGGGAGTGATGTTTACTGCTTCCGCAAATTCAAATAATGCTGCAACCAGTGAATTGATATGATATTTTAAAGTTTCTGTATAATTAAAAGTCCCTTGAAGTTTAAATACTTCCGGTCTTACATTATCTGTCGGACTCAGGCCCATTAACTGCCATGCTGCGCCAGCCTTATTTTTAAGTTCCAGTTTACCATTCTTGTCTTTGGGAATTTTAGCATTTAAAAATACTGTGACAGCAAACATATCAAACTTTAGTGAGTCTGATAGGTCTGAATACTTCTTGTTAATCTCATTGATAATCGGAATTAAATCTCTAAGTTCTGACGGTCCCCATACTTCACCGAGTTGCGCTAAATTAGATATGATATAAACTGGTAGAAATTTGAGCCAGTTTTTATTCTTGCCTAAAGGTTGATACTCGATAATAATTTCTTTAGGTGTTTTAATGTCCTTTGTATCAAATAACATCTCGGAAATATAACAAATCTCGCCTACCATCTCATAAGTCTGTTTCCATATCGTCTTATCATCTTGAAATGCAATAAAGTGAACCCTGATTATATTTTCGTAGTCATCAAATTCAGTAACTACAAATGTCTCAATTCTGTTGCGGATTAAAATACGTGGATAGTTTTTCTTGTCATCATACTTTAATTTAAAAGCTATGCCACCGGATATATTTGATTCGGTTGCTGACTGTAAGAGTTTTATATCCATTTTGTTTTGCTTATGGATTTCGTACAAATCAGTTTCAATTTCATCAGACCTATTTGTAACCTTAGGATCATCGGAATCAGTTAAAACAGATGTGCAGTTAAAGTCTATACTCTCCTCAAACTGCCATGCTGCAAGTTTATCTACAATAAGTTTTCCATAGTTTAGTGGAACTTGCGCAGGCTTATAATCTTTACCATCAACTCTGCCATGCCTAAACTCCGGATATTCATCTGCTATATACTTGAAACTCTTGTTGTCATAATAATCCTGATATTTGATGAGTTCAGCAATAACTGCCAAATGCTCATCACTGAATATCGTGGGTTCAGTTAGTTTTGCTATATCTACTATATTTTTTAAATCTCTCATAAATTATCCTTTTACCATATATTTTTAGATTCACCTGTATAATTTCTACCTATACTAAACGTGCCATATCTTCCGCCGTCCATTCCGTGATCCATAAATTTAACCGGTTCTTCTAAGACATTACCATTCTTATCTTCCTTACGTTTATATCCTTGTGCTTCCTTAATTAGATTAGCTCCTATAATTCCAATAAGATGAGCCTTGCTATAGTTAATCCCATCCCTGACATCTGTTATTGCTTTATGAATATTAAATCCTTCCTCATAAAACTGCTGAATTGAACCAGGTTCATCAGTTCCAGCGTAAAACTCCCTGTTCATTTCTTGTCTAAGGAGTACCTCCTTTTTAGCAGCATCTTCTTCTTTAGGCAATCTCTCTCTTAATACCTCTTTTGCAAGTTCTATAAAGGCCGGAGTAGTTAATCCTTTTTTATGGATTATCTCTTCCCAAATTACTTTATTACCATCAAACCAATGAATCTTAATTAGTGCTGCCGGCTTTGCATATCCCCAGTCAATTCCGTAACTTATATCCTGTGGTTCTTTACCGTATTCAGATATATTGTTATATGCTTTCCAACCAACATAAATAATATGTTTTAATATTCCCCATAATCCAAGACGGTAAATATTGTATAAATTCTCATCTTGCTCTTTTAATTCCTCAAGTTCCTGTATATCTTCTTTTTGTGCAAATGGATTATCTTCTACGGTAGAATAATCAAACCGCATATTATTTTTTGGCTTATCTACAATATCTGTTTTTATCCAAATATTTGCGTCTATGGGATTAAAGCTACAGATAATTTGATTTACGGTATCTGTTTTTCTTCTACATCTTCTTACAAGTTCCAGATATTCCTCAAGATTTATTTCAGGAGTTTCTTCTGGCCAGATATAATTGTATTCCTTACTCTTATATTTATTCCGGTCATCTGTTCCCCTAAAAAGTATTCTATTCCTGCGATTATCAGCAGAACTTATTATTGAATCAGATTTGTTAAATAGGTAAGGATAATTATATTCTTCAAGTAAATCCAAAATAACTTCTAAGCAGGATTCCTTACAGTCAACTCTGGTTTTTCTAATGATTAATATTTTCTTATTTGTTTCATTGAAGAATTTATCTATAAGTAAATATTGAGCGACAGAATATGATTTACTGCTATCTGCGCCACCTACCAGAAATAATTTTCTTATTTTTGAATGTTCTTGTAGCCAATCATAAATCCTTGTTACTTTTGTTTTTGTTTCCAACATGTTCAATAATTAATTTTATTGGTTCAATTTCTTCAGTTTGGATATGCTGCTTATCAGGTACAAACTTCTTCATAATTGCTATCATCACATTGGGATTCATATAGGCCATTCTGACAAACTTTCTGAAAAGCCCTACATCACCTTCGTTTATGGCTGTTTTTTCTTCTTCTTCAATAGCTTCTTCTAATTTTGCCAAGCTAAATTTATTCTTAGCTCCTTTAGGTCTGCCAGGATTATCCTCTACAAATTTACCCGTATCTTCATCGTTATACCGTTTATCATCCGTTATTAACGGTTTATTATCCACTTTGAATCACCGCTTTTAATGCCCTATTTGTTTCCACAATAGTATTTTTATAATTCTTTAATTGTTCTACTTTAATCCGTCCTTCTCCTAAATTCCTTGTAGCGTCAAAGAGTTCC